AAGATGGAAATTACCCAGGTTTGACATATCTTTTTAAAGCATTAGATAAACATTATGGTAAATTCGGCGCAGCGATGGGTTGGAGATAAACACAACATAAACTTACTACAAAGGGCTAAATGAAACATTTGGCCCTTTTTTGATATAACAGATTAAATACACTAAAATGACACAATGCCCAGAAAAAAGAATTATTTAAACAACAAGGACCTTAGAGAGCAAATTATTATTTCTCTAGAGAACGATGAATTAACAAGAGAAGCACAAAAGATGCTACAATTATTAGCTGAAAAGGCTATTAATAAACTAAGGTACGCTAATGAAGATGACAGAAAAGACTGTCTACAATTCGCATTATTAGACCTTTTAAAGTATTGGAGAGGTTACAAGCCAAAATATCCTAATGCGTTTGCATACTACACTGAGATAGCAAAAAGAGGTTATGCAAAAGGCTGGAATAAATTACACCCACATAAATATAAAGGAACTCTTTCAATGGATAGAATCAATTCAAGCGATAGCGATTCAGGAAATTCTGGAATGTTCAACATCTAAAATGTCTATTAAAAACAATAAGCCTTCTGGCAATTCTAACTGGAATCAGGGTTACTATAACCCTGTTTACCCAAATAAATATGTTGGTAAAGGCCCTATTATCTACAGAAGTTCATGGGAACTAAAATTCATGAAGATGTGTGATAATAGAGAAGATATTGTTTTTTGGTCAAGTGAACCAGTAGAAATAAAATATTGGAGTTCCTTAGATAATAAAGAACATTCATATTTCCCAGACTTTTATATAAAAGTTAAAAAGAATGAAGGCTTCGAAGAAACTTTAATAGAAATTAAACCAGAAGAGCAAATAAAAAAGCCACAACCCCCTACAAAAAATAGCCAGCAAGCACTTAAGAATTATAAGTTTTTGGCAGAGCAGTTTATAAAAAATAGAGATAAATATAAATATGCAAAAGAATGGGCCAAATCAAGAGGTTGGAGATTTGTAGTTATGACAGAAAAAAGTCTTAAATAATGGGTCAGGTTAAAAGCGACATACAAAAATTAATTAAAGAACAGGGAAGCTTATCAGCAGCAAGGTCTTTTTCTGAGAAATGGTTTGAAAAAGGCAGAAACGCAGTTAATGAAAAAGGCACAAGTTTTACTTCTAAAAGGTTCTTTCCTGGAAAGATATATGTTTTTAGATATTCACCCATCTCTAAAACACTTCCATGGTACGATAAAAACCCAGTAGTTTTAGCATTAGATCCGAGTGGAGCAAATGATGTTGGAATTAACTTGAACCTTTTACCAAATACAGTCAAAGAGGATTTATTAGATAAAGTATATGGTATGTTTGCTGCTGAGATAAAAAATAACACAATGGGTGGAGCTGCTAATAATGTTAAAAAACAGAAACACCTATCTATGACTTGGGAAAATATGAAAGGTTTTTTAAAAGGACCCGGATATGATTTTGCACTAAGACAATATATAATTGGTGGTAAATCAGGCCAGGCAGTTGTTAGTTATGAAAATTGGGCAAAAATAGTATTGTGTGATTTTGCAGATTTACAGGGAACCTCTTATGCTGAATTGGAAAGGTTATTTAAAAAGAGATAGAATAAAAAGAATATATAAACTGAAAAAGTATTAAAAATTATGGCAGGTTTTGCAGATAAGGACCCAAGAAATGGACCTTGGAGTACCAATACTAGACCTTTTAGTCTAAGTAACACACTGAAAAGATTATCCTCATTTGGAATGAGATATGATGATCTGATTCTTAGACAATCACAGGCAATTGGTCCTCTTGAAGATAAATTTGGGTATGGCGATATCAACCCAATGGGGATTGATAATGACGACATGTATGCAGCATTCGCTGCCTTATCTATGGCTGATACTACAATGAGGAAAAACATTCCTTTTTTCGATCAGCAATATGAGGTAAAAAGAGAAGAACTTAGAAGATTTTCAGTAAATGATGAAATAGAAGATATTTTAGATATTTTATGCGATGAAACTATTGTCTATGATAATAAGAATTTCTTTGGTTCTCCTGAGATATTAGGAGTTGAAGTTTCTGATGGTATTCAAAAAGACCTTAACAGATATTTTAGACAAATATATCACGCATTTGGTTTTAATTCAGATCAATCAGCATGGTACTATTTTAGAAAATGGTTAATTGATGGTTATCTTGCATTTGAAATTATTTATTCACCAGATCAGACTGAGATTATAGGTTTTAAAGAACTAGACCCTATTACACTTATACCTGGATATAATAAAGAAGATGGTAAAAAAGTATGGATTCAGTTTAAAGACGATCCAGTAAAAGAGAGAACTCTTTATGATTCTCAAATCATTTATCTTTCGTATTCTTCAATTACAACTGCATCTAGAGTAAGTTATGTTGAAAGATTAACCAGATCATTTAACCTATTAAGAATTATGGAACACACCAGAGTAATTTGGGCTGTAACTAATAGTTCTTTCAGAATGAAATTTGTAATACCTGTAGGTGGTAAGTCTAAAACGAGAGCAAAACAGTCTCTTGCACAACTTATGAATTCATATAAAGAGGTTGTTGACTTTGATTGGGAATCAGCTTCAATGCAGACGAATGGTCAGCCAATGTTACAATTTAATAAAGAGTATTGGTTACCAAGTAAAGATGGTGATAGTCCAGAAATTGAAACACTTGATAGTTCAGGACCAGATCTTTCAGATACCGAAGCACTTAAATATTTCTCAGATAAACTGAAGCATGTATCTAAAATACCTTATTCAAGATTCTTATATGAAGATGGAGGAGGAGACTTTAACATGGCAGCAGATGGTATGATTAGAGATGAAATCAAATTCAGCAAATTTGTAAAAAGACTAAGATCTGCTTTCCAAGAAATTCTTGTTAAGCCACTCTATTTACAGATGTGTATTAAATATAAAGACCTTTCTGAAGACCCTCAATTTAAAACACAGGTAGCATTAAGATACTATAAAGATAATGATTTCGCAGCATTGAAAGAAATGGAAATCATGGAAAGAAGATTAGACTTCGTTTCAACAATGAGAGACAGTTTAATGACAACAAATCAAGAAACTATGGAAGAAGAATATTTCTTTGATATGGGCTTCTTAGTTGATAGATATTTACAATTAAGTCCAGATGACATTGCAGCAAATGCCGCAGCTAAAGCTAAAGAAGAAAGAGAAAAAGAAGAAGCTCCAGAGCCGGAAGACCCAATGGCAATGTAAAAAAGATATATAAAATATGAAACTACAAAGAATAACATCGTATGAGCAATTTACAAGAGTTTTTGGTCCTATAAACGAAGAGGAGAAACAATCTTTATCTTCTATTAAAGCAGGAGATGAGAGTAAAGTTGAAGTATCAGATCAAAAAACAGCAGATGGTAAAATAATATCAGCTCAAGAGATTTTAGGTCAAATAATAGCATCCGCAACTGAAGGTGATTTTAAGAAGTATTTCTACGATAAATATGGAACTACTAAATTTGATACCGAAACAATGGGTCAGATGGTAAAAAACTATCAAGATTACATGACTGAAGTTGCAGTAGATGATAAAGAAGAGGAAAAAGAAGAGAAGAAAGAAGGTGGAGGCGATGATGACAAAGACTCTGGAGATGGCGACGGAGGAGGAGAAGATCCACTAGCAGACTTAGGCATTTAAAAAATAGAAATTTATTAAAGATATATACAAAAAATAAGAAACAAAAATGGATAAACTTATCGACAAGACAAGCAAGTTTGATTTGTTAATAGTAGAAAAATCCTCATCAATTTTAACTAAATCTGGTGAAGATAAAGACTATGTTTTAGAAGGTACTTTTGGAGAGATAGATGTTAAGAATAAAAACAACAGAATCTATACAGAAGGAGAATATTTACCACAAATCGAATCATTGCAGAACAAAATTAATTCATCTAAACTATTAGGAGAATTAGACCACCCTCAACAATTTGATATATCTTTAAAGAACGTATCTCACGTTATTGAAGAACTAAGGTATGACAAAGATAATAAACAAGTAAAGGGTAAAATCAGATTATTAGATACTGATGCTGGAAGACAGGCTAAAGCCCTTGTCGATGCTGGAGTACCATTACATATTAGCTCAAGAGCTGCTGGAGAAGTTTCAGAAGGAGGTAAAGTAAAGATAAAGCAATTATTTACTTATGACCTTGTTGCAGATCCAGGTTTTCAAAATGCCGAATTAACACGAGTAAATGAATCTTATGGTTATTCAAATGACGAAAATTTATTTATTTACGAGGTATTTAAAAGAAAAGAAGAAACAAAAAACCAAAACATAATAGAAAATAAAAACGAAAAAACAATGGAAGAATTTGTAAAAACAGATGATTTCAACAACTACACAAAGTATCTTGCTGAGCAGATTAAAGGTTTAAAATCAGTTATTTCTGAAATGACAGAAAAATCAAATGATGGTTCTAACGAAACTAACGAAACTATCGAAACTGTAACAGCACATAACGACAGTATTGTTGAACAATTAAACAATTTAACTGAATATGTTAAATATGTTGCAGAAAAAACAGACCAGAACATCTCTTACACTGAGCATGTTGCTGAAAAAGCAGACCAAGGAATTCAGTATGGCGAATACATTGCAGAAAAAGTAGACCAAGGAATTGGATATACTGAGCATGTTGCAGAATCTTTAACTTCTTTAAAAGATTACGCTAACTACGTTGCAGAATCTTATAATGAAGGTGCTGAAACTACTGAAAAATTATTAGAGTATGTTGAATACTTAAGAGGTAATGTACAGAACGTAAGTGAATACGCTAATTATATCGCAGAATCTATCAACGAAAATTTAGTAATTGAAGGTGATGATGTTACTGCAAAAGAATTCGATGAGTCTGATGAGGACAACGAATTAGAAAAAGTTGGAGACAACTCTGGAGAAGCTAACAGAGCTGATGGTGGAGCTGGACAAGAAAAAGAAGATTTAGATAATGAGTTAAAAGACGTTACTGAACCAGAAGAGAAAGAAGAAGCTGATAAAGATGTTCCTAAAAACTCAGGTAAAGACGGCGCAGATGACCCATTAGAATCATATAAAAATGAAATTTCTAGCAAGTTAACAGATTTATTAGAAAAAGCATCAGCTAAACAAAACGAAGATCCGCATTTCTTTAAATTAGTTAGTTCAGCAACAGCTGAAAAATATAACCAATTAGATGAAAATTCTAAGACTGAAGCTAGAAAATCAATTGAGACTTCAGGATTTTTAACTGAATCTCAAATAACTAGAATTATTGAAAACGTTAATGAAGTATCAGGAAACGTTTCAAACGAACCTTTATTTATTACTGCAATGCCAGTAGAATATAAAGATAAATGGAATTCACTTTCAGAATCTAAGAAAAAACAAATCACTGCTCAATCTAAGACTCGTAAATTAGAAACAGAATATCAAGTAAGAAACTTCTGGCAAACTAGAGACCTTAGAGAAATTGCACCAGTAATGGAAAAAGTAGAGATGATTAACGAAAGTAAAAAAGAAGAAAAAACATTACCTTATAATTTAGATGGTGTTCAAGAAGCATTATCAAAAAGATTTAATAAGTAATAAAATTCTATTTTTGTTTTTTAAAGCCCAGTAATTACTGGGCTTTTTTGTGCTTCCAGAAAGATATATACTAAAAAAACAATAATATGATTAAGCACGCATTTCACTTATTACCATTACTTCTATGTTTAGGATTTTCTATTCTTTGGCCTTTTTGGTTAATGAACGGATATTTAGATACATTGTATCTTAAAATAGCAACTTTCATCGCGGCATATGGTGGTTTTGCAGGAAACCTAGTATGGTATATTCAATGGATTAAAAGAAATAAAAAATAATCTGATAATCAAATACTCTACTTTTATTTAAAAAATGTACCATTTTATTATATGAATCTAGTTATATAATATTAACGTAGTATTTTAATGAAAAATAAAAAGATATATAATACCTATTCGACAACTTGGTTAAAGAAGCAGAAAGCCATATAAATAAGTCGAAAACAAAAACGCAAAAAAATAAATTTAACAAAATGGCAAATTTAATTAACGAAGCGGAAATTAGAGATACATGGTCACCGATTATCGAATCGGCAACTGGTATCAAAGACGCTGAAAAATTATCATGGATGTCTGAGTACTGTCACAATCACAAACTTTACGAAGACGCAAACATCATGTCCCTTAACCCAGGAATGAACTTAACAGGTATGGGTGCAGTAGCATTCCCATCAAACTTTGACGGTGCAGCTGATGGTTCAGGAGACAAAGCTCCAACTTTACTTCCTTTAGCGATGCAAGTTGCAGCTCAAACAATCGGATTAGACTTAGTACCAGTTGTACCAATGGCTGGACCTATGGGTCTTTTATCTTATCTAGACTTCGTATACGAAGGTGGTGCTATCGGTGGCGGTGGCGGTGCTGACGGTACTGTATTACCTACTTACATCAAAACTGCAGATGCTGCAGCTGCTGGTGATACACTTGTAGGTACATCTAGAATTGATGGAAAAAACATCATCAAAATCGGAGCTACTACTACAGCTGCTGGTATTGTAACTGTAACTTATGCTGATGCTGAGTTAGTTGCTGCATTAGACGACCATATCCCTGGATTCGTTGGAAATGATGATGGAACTCCATTCACAAGAGAAGTTGGTGAATCGACTCCGGACAAAGTAATGGGTCTTTCATTGTTCAGTAAATCAGTAGACGCTAGAACTTATCAAGTTGCTGCTGCCGTTACTAGAGAGCAAGTACAAGATTTAAAGCAATTCGGTGTAGATGCAGTTGCTCAAGTTGAGGCTGTATTAACTAACGAACTTACTCAAACAATTAACGATTTAATTATCAACAACATCGATACTCTTGCTGCAGCAAACATGACTGCTTCAGGTGTATCATTAGATGTATCTTTAGTACCTGTTGCATCTGCAGCTGGTGGTGCTACTGAAGGTTCACAACACAGAAAAGTATTAACAGGTATTCTTGCTGCTGCTAACTTAATTGCTAACAGAGGTAGAAGAGGTGCTGGTAACTTCGCTGTAGTTGGACCACAAGTTGCTACATTAATTCAAGCGGTTTCAGGATTTGTTCCTAACCCATTCGCTAACACAGCAAACCAATCAGCAGGTGCTATTTATCCTGTAGGTTCTGTAGCTGGTGTACAAGTTTATACTAACCCAAAATGGGCTTGGTCATACAACGAAGTATTAGTTGGTAGAAAAGGAGATGGTAACGGACCTGGATTAGTATTCATGCCTTATTTAATGGCAGAATCAGTACAAACAATTGCTGAAGGAACTATGGCTCCTAAAGTAGCTGTTAAATCTAGATT